TCTATCATTGGTATCCACATTGCTGGAAATGCTACCAATGTATGGTACTGTTTGGCCATCGACAAGTCAACAGTTAACCGTACCAAGGAAACCCTAAAGCAAGAATCCTCTATTTTTGTATCGTCCTATCCTGCTGAACCCGTTCTGAAGAATAACCTGAAGAACTTGCAGATTGCAGATGGGACCACGAACTATGTACAGAAAGAGTTGAATACAGACGTTACTCCCATTACGTCTCTTGGTTTAGTCCTTGACAACATGGGCCAATTATACAGACCTCGCGCGGAGGACTATTACTTTAAAAATTGTAATCCGCAAGTGGCTGTAGAATTTGGCGACATGAGGTCTCGTCCCCCGAGACATGTCAATGGATCCAAGCAGATCAATACAACATTAGAGAAATTTAACACCCCCAAAAACGATGCTCCAATTTCGTTGATGGATCGGGCAGTTGAAGATTATCTAAGAGGACCATCAGCCGACGGAACGTCGTTAGCTGATTATGCCTCGAAGTTGGAAAAAGACTCTCCTGGTTTCTTTTCCGTGCGCCCCTTATCCGAAGCCCTCGATGGTGACGGAACAGGGGTAGTTCGCGGGATGAATAATCAGACGTCTTCTGGGATTTGCTATGGAGGAAAGAAGACCAAGTATCTCGAACTTGACAGTGATGGACAACCGGTTGTACCACGTGTACTCGTACCGGAAGTTCTCGCAGATATCGAGAAGATAGAACAATCTTGGCGATCGGGCCAAGGAACCTTTGATCCTTTTGTGAGAGCTTCTAAGACCAACGAAGTTCTTCCTTTAGAAAAGGCAGAGGAGAAAACCCGATCAATTTATGGCAATGATATGGCCTTCTTCATCGCTGCTACCAGGGCGATAATCCCTGTTAAGCATGTGTTGAGGAACAAGGTTGTGTCTGAATGTTGTGTAGGTGTTGCCGCTCAATCCGATGAGTGGGGACAAGTGCATGATGATTTGACCAATGGAGGTCAATTTAGTAACTTCGTTTGTGGCGATTTTTCTGGGTATGATACGCAATTACCCAAGGCACTTTTAGAGAAATCAGCTGCTGTTATTATTCAGCTATATAAAGAGAATGGAGCTTCCACATCAGACCTGGAATATCTCAGAGGCATGCTAACCTCTGTTGTTGGACCAGTTATGATTTGGGAGGGTCAATTATTTCAATTTAGTAGTGGTCAACCTTCGGGCCAGCCACTAACTGTTGAGATGAACTCCATTGTCAATTCCATTTTGCTAAGAATGGCATTCTTTACAATTATGGATCGCGACTACCCGGACATCAAAAACCCGAGTTTCCGTCGATTCTGTAGAGCTAAAGTCTATGGTGATGACAACGCCATTGGTGTGAGTAATGAGATTCCACTTTTCAACCACACTACCATTCAAGCAGTGTTTGCCAGCTGGGGTATCAAGTATACTATGGCAGATAAAGGGGCGGACTCAGTCCCCTATCAGACTATCGACGAGGTTTCTTTCCTGAAGAGATCTTTTCGGTACCACCCTCAATTAGACGCCACCGTTGCGCCGTTGGAGGAGGAATCCCTGATGAAAAAGTTTTATTGGTGGACTAAGTCCAAGAATACACCACTAACGTTCCCTGAACAATTTCAAGCGAATTTCGAATCTCAAGCCCGCGAAGCATATTTGCACGGTGAAGAGTTTTATGAAGAGTTCGTTAGAAAATGTGAAAGAATCCGCCTAGCATCCGAGATCCAAGATGCTCCTTTCGCACTTCCCTGGAACACATTACAGCCTATTTCATCTAGTGAGATGCGTCGGAATCTGATTCCCGCATATCATCCGGAGGAATAGGATGTATATCGTAGGCCAGCGTTGGGCCTTTATACCAACGAGCGTCGTTACCCTATGCCGCATTATTTTATATATGAAACCAAAAAGGGAAATTTTATCATTGATTACAGACGTAGACATTAGGTTCGATATTTCCTAATGCGCGGACTGCTTTGATAGATCAAGAATGAAGCGAACATGCTTCCCGTTTTTTAGCGGGAGTGGTTATTAGCCCCACAAACCAAAATATTAATAGGCAGAAGCACTAATACATGACTCTGACCCTTATCAACAAATCGTATTACCAGTTTTTATACCACCCTAGCTAGACATCTAGCAATTTTGAATCGCTATCAGAAGCCCATAAAAGCTTCTATAGTGTCTGTTATCGCCGCTATATCCTGTGCGAAGCAGATTGTACATATTACAGGATGGTTGGAGCGGGATCTCTCACGAGTCTCCACAGCCAAGATTGGGTCCATCAACGATCCTGACTTCACAGTCGAAGCCCTTTTATTTAGATTTCGCATTTATAGACTTTTACACATGAGCAATGTTTTCACTGCTAGGGACTCAAATATGTTATCACGTATTTCCCTCGCAATTGACAGCCTTGAGACTGATGTAAGTAACGGGTCTCTCAGGAAACAACCATTTTGTATAGTATTGTATGGTTTTCCTGGGACCGGTAAGTCTTCGTTTGCAATTCAAATAGCAAGAGCATTGATGATCGACAAGTATGGTTCATTTCGATCCTCGGATATGGTTACGCTCAACGAAACTGACGAGTACCAATCAGAGTTTAGGACATCCCACAAGGTTGTTCTGTTCGATGATATTGGTGCTTCTAAGTATGGTTTGGCCGACACTAAGAATCCTTGGAGAAAAGTAGTGGACTTTGTCAATAATATTAGAAAGACCGCACTCAATCCCAATGTGGAAATGAAGGGTAAAGTGTATATCGAGCCTGATCTCGTTATCATTACATCTAACCTTGACTTCACAAGAGGAGCGGCAATTAATCAATATATCCCAGCACAAGATGCTATCTTTCGAAGGTTCAATCGTATAGTTAGGGTAACCAATCATCATGAAGTTACACCTGTCTATAGAGCCCAGAATGAGACACAGATTTGCGGGAATTACCATATGAGTACTTCGCCCAGATATACTGAGGTTAAGGTAGGTAAAGGCGATACAAGCCCACCTCTACTGCAACCTCGGGACGAATATGTTGCGGAGCTCATCCCAGCTTTCAGAGAACATGAGCGGGATCAAGCCGATTTTGTTAAGCGCTTCAATGCTTACTTTGACGACTTCCCTGCTTACTTTGATGACTTTCTTGATATCTCTTTGGAAGAGAATCCGGAAATGTTGATAGCTGAATCCTGTGTCGTTCGAGATGGATCAATTCTCGATAATCACACTCATATTTACCCGAATGAGAATCCTATAGGAACAACTGAATCGCATAAAAGTGTTATACTCTCGTATGCCACGACCTTGCCTTCTGTTCCTGAAGGACATGATGACTCACTCTTTTATATGACCCTTGCTTATTACCTCCGCAGGGTTGATTGGGAGAAGTACCATATGAGTCACTCATGGTTGAATGGATTTAATTGTTTGATGCTTACTAACAACGGCGTCATACTACCAGATCATTTAACTTCGAACTTCGAGTTGTGTGTAAGTCATACAGTATTAGGTATCGCTTATGATATTGTATTGACACGGCACCGTTCGGAATCAGTCCACCTTATTGCTGAATCAAGGATTAGCAAAGAGGTTATGACTGAGGAACTAGCTCGACACTTATGTGGCCGTTTAGGCACCACGTTAGGTACTACGGATGAAAGACGTCTGGATAACATACCCCATATGTTAATTCCTATCGCTACATCCCTTCTTAAGTACCCATTACCACCACGTGAAATGGCTCCTAGAGTTTATGCTATATTTCTTGCCTATATTTCCTTCGTTTTGGATCGACATCCCAAATCTGTTCTTGGAGATCAGTTATGGATTAGATATCGTCCGAAGTTTAACGGAGAAAAGTTAGAAAAAGCAATTATTCGGGAAGGGTACACCCTCTCCGTTATACTCTGGGAACACATATGTCGAGGAGAAGAATTTCTTACCATTGAGATTCCATCCTCCTAGTTCCACCATTACCCTCGTCAGGGTTTAATTAAATAGACGCCTCTTCACTTGTTTGCCTTTGGGCAAGTGAAGTTGTAGGTAGTACGCTACTTACTACAAATGGCAAACTTGGTCTCTCCAAGTTCATGGTCTCTCTCTAGTCTGAGGGAATAGCTGTGGATGAAGAATTCCATTATAAGATATTTCGCGACACTGTTGTGTCAATCTCTATGTAACGCGCACCATAGAGTAGGATATCGACAGCATCCGCTTTAAGGCAGGAATACCGACTAACAATGAACGTTTGTAGGTCCATCATATTTGATAATTCCGCCCTCGCGGAAGCTTTAAATCTTGGATTGAAATTTTTATTCAACGATAGTCGCCTGTTTTTACAAGTGGACGCTGGAACGATTATGATACTTTATAGTCACTTCGTTCGGAACGCTTTTCCA